ATTATCCGATAGATGGGGTCGTGGTTGGTACGAATTCAGAGATTTCAATGCTGAATACATTCACAAGACAAACGTTACCGCTGCTGATACATTAGTGATGAACTTAATTGATAGAACAGTTGAAATCGCAGGTAAAATCACAGATTGCCAATACTTAACCTTAGATAGAGATAATCAAGGTTATTCAATTATCAACGGTATTGTTATCGGTGAAAAAGGTAAAGCAAGAGTTGAAAGTATCGGCGCAGGTGGATACAACATTCAAAGATATCATATCAGAGTTCTAGTCAAGGAGGTCAGGGCTTAATCAGCCCTTTCCTCAGGAGGTGTAAATATGTTAAATACAGTATACGCAAATCGCATCAATAAATCACAAATAGAACCAAACGCTCATATCTACTGGTTCAAAAATTACTCAGGAAGATATGTAGCGGTAGTTAGTTACGGAGAATTATCTCTTAACGATACTATTCAAATTCGCTCAGGAACAACTCATAGATTTCTAGGATATTTCGATAAGGCCGAAGAACCATATAGACAATCTAGCGTTACTTACTACTGTTGCGATTAAGGAGGTTAAGTAATATGATACCAAGATTCAAATGCTGTTTATGCGGAAAACGCGTTAAAGGTTACTACAATAACGCAGAGCCTATCAAGAGAGGTAAATGCTGCGATGATTGTAACAGTAACAAAGTACTACCTGAAAGACTTAGGAGGTTAAGAGAATGTACAAAGTAATTGATAATATTTTCGGAGAAGTCGTTGAATTCAAAGATAAATATAATGCTGAATTAGAAGCACAGCGTAGATTAGAATTACATACTTCAGGATATAATGTCAGAAGAAATCACGTTCGCGGATGTGATGCTATCTTAATTCATAATCCTAAAAATAAAACATATGAAATTACAGTAGGAGGAAGATAAATATGTTGGATGAAAAATTAATTAAAAAATTATTAAGTAAAACGAGACTTGTAAAATTCGTTTGGGATTCTTGTTCGTTACCATTATGGTGCGTAGATTATCTAGAAGATAATACAGAAAGAACAAGAGAACTCGAATATATCACAAGTCGTTACAATCTTAATTATGGTGTTTATTTATATAGCTGTAATAGACATAAATTCAAGTTAATTGCTGTAATTAATAACAAAGGAGTTAGGTTATGCCGCTAGTTTTCAGTAAAAAGAAATTCAAAAAATTCTGCGAAGAAACATCTGCTCTAAGTTATGAGAAAAATGAATGCTGGGCAGATATATTAGATGGCCAGAAAGCATTTAAGAGAAAAGGTATTTATAGGTGTTATGATAAAAATAACATAAAATATTACGTGATTAAGGACTGGTTAGTCAGAAGATGAAATATTTATCTAAAGAATGCTGCAGTAAATGCGGTTCAAGATTATTAATTACTGATACATCAGTCATCTGTCCTTATTGTGAAATGGAGGTAAGTATTAATGAACAACTCAATAAGACAAAGTTGGAAGATTTTCAACAATCTAAAATTCTACCCAAAAGGTAAACTCGAGGAACAAGCACCTCGAACTAAGAAAGAAGCAGCGTTATGGGCTGAAAAAATGTGGAATCATATCGTTGAAGACGAACTTAAACGACACATTATTTTCGTTCGTAGAGGCAAAGGTACTGATAAATACACTATTACAGTCTGGTCTGATAGCGATAATGTTTATTTAATCGTTTGTAATCGAACTGAATTCAATACCGATTCAACTGCTGTTTATCTCAAGGAATACAGTGAAACAAACTTACAAGATTTTATCAATCTAGCAAAATTCGTCCACAAAAATATCACAGGTATTACTAATCATTCAATCAAAGCATATACCGAAATGCAGAAATTGCTCGACCAATCAGAGGTTATTAATGGCAAAGCGTGAGCATAATATACAAAACGAAATCAGAATCTGGTGCGGCCAGCATAACTTACTTTGTTTCAGATGCAATGTCGGTAAGGTGAGATGCATCGATGGTACTTGGTTCGATACTGGATTACCTCAAGGTTTCAGTGATTTAATTATCCTAGCAAATGGTACTATATATTTCTGCGAAGTGAAAACACGAACCGGTCAGCAGCGTCAAGACCAGATTAATTTCGAAAAAACAGTTACTGAGCACGGTTATAAATATTTCGTAGCAAGGTCTATACTTGATGTTGAAAACGTAATATTATATAATAAAACTGGAGGTGGTAACAATGCGAAATAAAGTAACATTTCAAGGTAAAGAAGGTGTATGGCGCACATTACCAAACGGCGTTCATATATTTATTCCAAACGGTTCAGATATCGATACTGAATTATCGAAAATGACTGAGGATGATTGGTCATCAGCTCATAATAATTCAGAATATGCAACCAACCTGCTTAATTCAGTAACATACGTTGACATTCAAGGATGGTACTGGGATAACAATCATCGCTTAAAACCAAGCGAATTCGCTAACAGAGTCGTTCGAAGAGCATTCGAAGCAAGAACATATCGCAATCCTGATATGGATGAACTTGTTCTAAGTGGTATAAAAAACAGCGTTTCAGAATTAATTCTAAACGACCGCGGCACTAACTGGTTCAAATGTCAATTAGGATATATAACAGGATGGACTAAGAGAGTTCAGATATCTGTTGAAGGTGCTAAAGCTGAACTTTTATCTGCTCTATCTCACGAAGTCGGTCACGCTATCGATTGCGTTGATGTTAGATATTATTATTCTTCATCATTCGTTAGCCCAACTCATAATAAAACTATGAAACAGCTAATGCTTGAAGAATTCCCAGATTTAGAATATATTAGTGATGAAGTCGATATTATCGAAGATGCTAGAACTAAAGTGGCTCAAGACGATACTCTATCACCAGTTGCAAAAAATATGCAATTACTATTTTTAAGAGATGCCCAAGAAAATCTCGTAGATATGGTTCAGGCCGTATATGGTGATGATGCTGCAAAAAATAAATTCGGATGGACACCTCATAGTAAAGGATACTTTGAAGAGGATGATAAAAACGGTGCTACTGAATTATTTGCTGAATTAACTGAATCTCTATTCTGCGATAAGGACAAGACTTTCTATAATGTTATTAAGCAGTATTGCCCTAAAACAATCGATGTATACAATGAAATTCTAGAGGAGGTAAAGAAAGAATGGAACTCGAAAAAATAATCGACCAGTATCAAAAAACTTTCGGAACATTACCTAAAATGCCCAAGATGGTATCTATGTCAATAATTGCTGATTTAATGCAAGATGCGATAGTTAGCAAGGTACCTGTTACTCCTGAAGAGGTTTGGAAAAGAGTCGAGGAATCTGGTGAACCTGTAGATTTAGTCAAATAAAAAACAGTTTCGTGAAATTCAAGAAAACCCTTAAACCCTTAAGTTTTTGGGGTTTTTATTATGTATATAATAATATTCGCTTAACCGTTTTATACCTCGGCTAAGGGTTTTAATGGTTTTTTCCTTTTTTCGAAACTCTTATACATATATACGTAAACAGTTTTGTAATTTTTCAGAAAACCATTAACTCAGTACTACGTACTTAAAAACCCTTAACAAACTATTAACTAACCCTTAAAACCATTAACTGCCCAGATGCGCGCGATAGTTTCGTATACGCGATAAATGTCGATTAATTATATTTTAACAGAAACGCGTACGAACTATCATATAAAAATAACTCTTTTATTCTGGAAATCGGTATACTATAATTAAACTGAGGAAAAATAGAATGGCTAGACCTACTAAATTAACAGATGAATTAATATCTCAATTCAGTGACCAAGTAAGAGATGGTCTACCTATTTGTTATTGCTGTGATTTATTAGAAATACACGAAACAACTTATGAATCTTGGATAAATCAAGGTAATGAAGATATTAAATCAGAAAATGATACAATATACGCCAAATTCTACAGAGCCATTAAAAAATCGTATGCGCAATGGATACAATCATCAACAAACCGCATTAAACAAGGTACTCCAGGATGGCAAGGAACTGCTTGGTTATTAGAAAGAACAAATCCAAAATATATGCCTAAACAGCAAATACAACCTGATGAGGATGGCAAGGTAGTCGTTCAAATTGGCGGTAAAGTGAAAGATGTAATTAAGAAATGACAATATTCAGTGATGAAATAGTTTTAGATAGTTTCAAAGATATCTGGTTTACTAATTGCGATGCGAGATACAGACCTATGAAAGGTGCTCGTTCTACTGGTAAGACATATAATTTTATCGGATTAGAAGCGTATTTCAAGATATTCAGTGACCCGCGACGCAATATATTAATGGTTCGTCAAAACGACAAAGATAACGCGCAATCGAATTATACTATATTAAAAAATGTTGCGCGTAAGTACGGGTTTGCGCATTTGTTTCAATTTACGAAATCGCCATATAAAATAACATATAAACGAACCGGACAAGTAATTTTATTTGCTGGTATGAATGATGTCGAAAATATCACAGGTACTAGTGTTGAAACAGGTTACTGGACTGACATATATTTCGAAGAAGCGTCGCAGTTAAAATCATACGAAGAATTCCGTGTAGTTGATGGCTCTATTCGTGTTCCGAATTACGAAAAGGACTTGAAGGTTCAGATTACATTCTTATTTAATGCTTGGGACGTTGGCCACTGGTTATATGATGTATTTTTCAAAGGAAGATTAGAAGATGATGTTCAAGAACTCGAAACTAAAGGTTATCAATTCTATTACGACCCAGACTTTAATATAGGTTATGGTGATGGGCTAGCATTACACATCAGTAGTTACAAGTGCAATCCTTATTTATCTGAAGGCCAAGTAAAAGGTGCTCAGGTAATGAAGGAAACAGCATATGATATTTACTTAGTAGAAAACTTAGGATGCTGGGGCAACGTTGGTGATAAAACATACGAGCATTTCACTGAAGACCTGATTATGAAACAACACGAATTAACTCAGTTCAAGTGGGACTGTATGGTGGTTGGTATTGACTTCGGTATGTCAAACGGTGAAGGTCGTATTAAATATAATGAAGAGAATGCACCTAGATTAGGTTCAGCAAATACTTGTCAGTTGATAGGTATTGCTAATGACTGGGATGCGATAGTTGCTTTAGATGAGTATTTCGATAGCAATGAAGGAAGAGATGATTTACATAAGAAGTCCAGTCCTGAGATACAGAAGGAAATGGTCAGTAAGATAGGTGAATGGATTAAAGAATACAATCTCGATGCTCTTGTTTGTTACGTTGATTGCGCTGATTCAGGTGGTTTCATTGATGGATTAATACTAGAAGCAAAGGAACAAGGTGTATGGAATGTCACATTTATTCCAAGTAGCAAGATACCGATTCTTACTAGAGTTTATTTCGAAAGATTATTAATGGTGAAGAAGAGTTTGTTATTTTCAGGTAGATGTAAGAACTTGATAAGAGAGATAAAAAATGCTAGAAAGGCTAAGGACGGTAGAGTTAGAGAAGATACTGATGACCACGCGATAAATGCGTTCGAATATGCTTGGATACCGACGAGGAAGAAACTAAGATATTGGAAAATCTTTAAAGACCCAAATTCTTAATATATAATAAATAATGAGGTACTAGATATGAATATTTTTGAAAAGATAAAATTCGTTACTTATAAAATTCTTGGTATCAAAAAATTACCTGGAACACCAAACAATGATAGATTAACATTTATTAATGATGACCTTGCTATTCAGATTAGTAAGTGGAGAGAGTTTAAGATTTGGTATTACGGTGATGCTTCAGAAAAACTCAATTTTTACACTGGTAAAATGACTTTCGGTTATATGGATAATCCATTATACAACAGAAACGATATCAATATGTTCTGGAGTAAATCTAGTCAAGAATGCAATATTAAAAGAATGTCAACGAATATTGCTAGAGCGATTGTTGATACGATTACAAGCATCGTTGGAAAACCAACAATTGAATCTGATTATCCATTGCTTACAAAGGTATTTGAAATGAATGATTTCGGATATAAGTTAGTGAATCAGTTAAGACCGATGGCGTTAGTTGAAGGTGATGGATGCATTAAAATTAACATAAATCCAGAGTTAGCAGATGTTCCGCTATTCGAATTCTATGAAGCGGAAGATTGGGAACCGATTATGAAAAGCGGTTTGATGCTCGGTATGATATTCAAGACTTACTATAATGATGAGAAAGGCAAGAATTACGTATTATTCGAAGTTAGAACTCTCGTTAAAGAAGGTTGCAAGATTGATTACGAATTATACGAATTAGGTAAGCAAAACGATTTATATTCAGTACCATTTGATAGAATACCACAGTTGCAATCATTACCAACCGATTCTACATTGATACCTGTTCGTAGATTGTTTGCTAGACCGCTTATGTACTACTATAATCCATTAAGACCTGAAAGAGGTAAATCTATCTATGATGGTATTATTGAATTATTAGATATGCTCGATGAAGTATGGAGCCAAGCAAGTCAAACAAACAGAGTTAGTACACCAGTTGAATATTACAATGTTGATATTCTTCAAAGAACAAAGAAAGGTACACCTATTCTTCCAAAATTATATAACAGACAATTCGTTGAAGGTCCAGGCCAAACGAATGCTGATGGTATAAGTGAAAATAAAGGTATTGAAACAACGCAACCTGATTTGAATTTCGATAAATATGGTGCGTTAGCAGCAGATATTGTGAATCAGATTTTAATCGGCCGTTTATCACCATCGTCACTTGGTATTAATGTTTCTAGAGATGACAATGCTCTTGCTCAAAGAGAGAAAGAGAAGCAATCGCTATTCACTAGAGGTAATATTATCGATAGAGAAACGAAATTCTTGAAGGATATCAGTGAAGACGCAGCAATATTCAAGCAATATATGGATACAGGTGAGATTTCTGACATTCACATTGAAGTAAGTGTTAAATACGACGAATTCGCTAACCCATCCTTCGAAACAGAGTTAGAAACACTCGGTCCAGCCTGGTCACAAGGTCAGATTTCAACAGACCAATATGTGAAATTATTATGGGCCGGTAAATTATCCGAAGAAGAGATGGAAAGAGAGAAAGAATGGCTCGAAAATAACAAACAATCTGATAATATTGATTTAGAAGGACTAATGAATGAGAGCGGAAATAACAAGAGCGTACCAGGACAAGGACAACAAGAAGAAGCAGTTACTGAAACTGAAGAATAAATGCTTCGCAACTGTCTACGGAATGGTACTAAATGGTAAACCTATTAAAGAAATCCATAGAGCACTGTTAAAAATGACTATAAATGAGAAGAAAATATTCGCATTTATGGTAAAAGTAACGAATAGAGCCAGTAAAACAATAGATAGAAGGAAGTCTATCGATGCAAACGGTGCTATTTTATTACTTTTATTTAATCATAATCAATATAATAGTAAAATAAAGAAGGTAATTAACCAAGAATGTACCGATTTTGCTGAAACTAAGAAGGTCGAGATAGTTACTGATTATATCGATGACTCTAGAAATGCTGGAAAATGGATATATTTAGCAAGTTCTCACAATGACTGTGCTGAAGACCACGAAGATTACCAAGGTAAATTGTATTATGATGAGAGAGCACCCGAAGATGTAAAAGAATATTGCATAAAGAAAGGTTATAATTCATTACAATGGGTGCTAGGTAGTCCAGTTTGGTTTATTACTCGTCCGAATTGTCGACATTTCGTGAAATCACTACCAACTGATGTAGTTAAAAAATATTCGAGGAAACAGTTGATTCGCAGATACAAGATGCACAGAATGGATGGAGATAAATCGTTAGCGACACCTAAGAAAATTGCTATCGAAGAGTATGAAGATAGACTACAGATGCTCAGAGGAATGTACCAGGAACATCCAACGGAACATCTAAGGAGGGAAATCGAAAAGACTAAGATATTAATTAAAAAATGGAAAAAAATTATTTGATTTTTCTAAAAATAGGTATTACAATAAAATTAACTTGATAGTGAGGTTATACTATAATGACAGATGAAATTATTGCAGGTAATCCGGGAACTGCAACCCAAGAGCCAGTAGTTAGTCCGGCTCCAACAGGACCAACTCAGGAAAAATCTAAACCTGACCAGATGTTTAGTCGTGAGAAAGTAAATGAATTAATGAGGCGACGCATTGAACGCAGTCATAAAGCATTCTTTACTCGATACGGTGTTAACAATCTAGAAGAATTAGATAATTTAGTAGGACAAGCTAAATCTTACGGTCCACTAAAAGAAAGATTCGATGAATTAGATAAGAATCATACAGATTTGAGTACTAATCACACGGATTTACAAAAGAGATATGCTTATAAAGTCTGTAATATCGATGATAAACGATATAACGACATCGAGACATATTTCAAAGGTAAGAATATACCAATTGACGAGAATTCTCTTGCTCAAGAATTAAAAACTCATCCAGAGTGGGCTAGAAAAGCCGGTACAATTCAGAGCATAGGTGCAGAAGCAACTCCAAGTCTAGAAGCAGATGAAAGAGAGTTGGCTTCGAAAATATTCGGTGTCAAGATAACGAAAAAGAGAGGTTAACAAATGACAAGAGAAGAATTGTTACAAATGCTCCAAGAAAAAGGTTTAGATGATAATGCTATTAAGGCATTGTTAGAGGAAACTCTCAACACTCTAAACGCAGATTTTGCGGAACACGACAAAAAAGTTCAAGAAGAACAAGAAATGGCTGAAAAAGCCGAAGCATCTAAATACTTAGGTGTTAATCTTTAATCCATATGAAATAGGAAAGGAAGTAATTAAATATGGCATTATTCAAAGGTAGTACATACGATGTTATTACGAAATATCTTCCAGATGCAGTTGATGAATATTTCGTAGCAGAATCAAAAACAGTAATCTTAGAACACGGTTCCAAGTTTATCGACATCAATTTCGACCAAGCAGGTTATGTTAGAATCGCTGATGTCTTACTTGACGGTTTATCTGATTACTACAAAACACAAGTCCAACCAAGACCAACCAGCCCAGCCGGTTATGCTGCTTATGCAGGTAACTTAGGTTCCGGTGAACGCGATGGTTTTGATATTGGTGGTACAGATGTCCGTTGGGAAATCTACAAACTTCAATGGTGCAGAGGTCGTCAATTCCGTATTGACCACATCGCTGATGAAGAAACAGGTAAGATTGTTACCGGCGGTATCATCGAGAAGTTCCACAAAGAAAAAGTTATTCCAGAAGTCGACGCTTGCCGCTTCAGCACAATTGCTGCCGCCGCATCAGTCACAATGGGCAACTTATTAACAGAAACAGTTGGTACAGATATTACAGAATCTAATATCTTATCTAAATTCTTCGCTGCCCGTAAGTGGTTAGTCGAAAATGAAGTTCCATTAGAAGAACTTGTTTGGTTCTTAAGCCCAGACGTTTACGAAATCCTTGTTAACAGTGATAAATTAACAAAATTCATCACTCAAGCAGATTACAAGAGCGAAGAAGGCATTACACTCCAAATCAAGAAATTCAATGATATTCCTATCATCGAAGTTCCTTCTAGTAGATTCTTCACAAATGTTGAAACTACAAGAAATGGTTTCCAAGCCGGTGCAGGTAGTAAAGCCATTAACCATATGATGTGCTCCAGAAAAGCAGTTATTCCTGTGAGAAAAGTCGAATACACAAAAATGTATGACGAAGACCAAGCAGGTTTAGCTGGCTTCTACGGTAAAATCTTGAACTACTTACTCTATCACGGTGTCGTGATTCCAAGAAACAAGATGATTGGCACATATGTGTCTGTTGGTGCTGCTAACAGTGCTGCAGCGAAAACAAATCTCTTACTTGTTGATTTACAAGAAGGTACAGTTTCTGGTGCTACAATGCTCAGAGCATACTTCACACGTCCATCAGCATTAAGAGGTACAGTTGTATTCTCTGCTCCAGCAACCGGTGAAGGTGTTAATCCAGACCCATTCACAATTGGCAGCGCAGTTTCCAACATCGATGAAGTCGGTGGTCCAGTTTCTGTTGCAGTTGATGCTCAATTCAGCGCAGGTGCTGGTGTCACCACTGGTTACTTCGCATTAGTTGATTACAGAGGTATCTGTATCGCTAAATCTAGCGTTATTACATTACCAAAGAAATCCTAATTCAAAGTAAATATAACTTGAAGTAAGAGGCCTGATTAATTCAGGTCTTTTATTTTTGTTTTCTATAATATATAATTATGTCATACGAGGTACATAAAAATGGCAGGATGTAGTAAAAAACAATATGCAATTATGATGTCTGCAGGTCCAGAAGGTAAGAAACTTGCTTCTGAGATGGGCGGAATGGAACAAGATAAGTTTAATGAAGCCTTTGCTGAATTATTAAATAGCGATAGTTATAAACCAGCAGAAGGTGAAGCAAAATACAGTAAAGAAGAAGATGAAGATTATCGTGAGTTCGATGAAACAAACGATGATGATTTCGGTTTTGATGAAGAAGATGAACCGGGTCCAGACGAATCGAATTATCGTGCTTATCTAGATGGTGAAATGTCCAGAGATGAATATGAAGCAAATACGAGTGAAAAATTCAAGAAAGAACATCCGTTAGAAAATGATAATAATCAAGGCGAAGATACTAAAATTGTAAGTATTAACGGACAACCGGTAAATGAAAATAAAGATGATATGTTATCTGAAGCAAATAAACTCAAGGAAAAAATAGAAAGATATCACAAAAATAATAATGAAGAATTAAGCCCTGAAGAATTACAAAATGAACTTATCGCCTCAGATGAATTAAGTGAAATTGCTGAAAAATACGGAATTGATAAGTCTAAATTGATAGATAAAATGAATGGTTCACAAGATAATTTTAACAAAGGTATGACTGTTGACGCTCCTGAAAAAGGAAAAGGTTGGAAGAAAACTAAAATGGCTTCAGGAACACTATATGAAGGACCAAACGGTGAAAGATATTTAGATGATAATTCACAAGATAATGTAAAATATTTAGCACCTGAAGAAATTGGTATTGATTATGACAATCCAGAAGCATCTATCAAATATTATGAAAAGAAAAATAATGTTAAATTATATGAGCAACCAAACGGAAGTTTCAAGGTAGTTCCAAATAAAGAAAGGGATAATTCACAATCTTCTGATAATCTTAATCCAAACAATCCAAAATATAAAGGTTTTGAACGTTCAAGTATTACAAATGCTGAATTAGTTGATGAAGGTTATGAATTCACAGATGCTGATACTGGTGAAAAACGCAAAGAATCTATTATTTCTTATATTCCTTATGGTTCATTACAAGATGGTGATAACCGTAGACTATATGCTCTTGTGAATAATTATGATGGAACAGATACACCAAAAACAGGTGCTATCGTTGCACATTCATTAGAAGATGCTAAAGACCAATTAGAAAGACAAACACAACTAGGTATTCAAGGTAGAGATAGATACTTGAAACGCGGACAATATGATGAAGATTACTTCAATTTAGTTCGTGATAACAGAGAACCTGGTGATGACGAAAAATATAAAGAACGTTATGGTTGGGATTTCAATAAACCATTCGCTGAACACGATTTTATGAAGAATGACCCATACGAAAAATGGAAATCTGATAGAATCGGAAATAGAAAAGGTAAAGTTGGTGACCGTGAATTATCATTAAACGAACTTATCGAAAAAACAAATAAATTAGATGATAGAGAATTAGCAAGAGATATAATTGCTATTCAAGCACCAAAATTCAATTTATCAGAAAAAGAAATTCTAGAATATTACGATAAAGTAGGTAATAAATAATTATGGAAATTAAAACACAATACATTACTCCAGATGATTTCAAACAATATTTCGGTATTGATTTAGCCGCGAGACTCAAAGGTGATGCTAATCCTTCTGATAAAGCAAATGCTTTCTTAAAACGCATTGAAGACAGAATGGAAGCGTATCTGAATGCTCAGTTTTTCAAGAATGTTAAGATGGAATACATTGAAATGTCTGATTTTCAGAAAGAAAAATACCGTTTAGCACTCTTAGAACAAGCCATTTATGTATTTAAGAATGGTGATATATCTGTTGATAGCGGTTATGACCCAGATGAAGGACTAAAAATCAGTCCTCACGCTAAAAATGAATTAGTATTAGCACCAAATGCTATTAATAATCTTAGATTATGCGGTATTTGGACAAGACATATCGGTAGTAGAGGATGGCTTATTCCATGGGAAATGTAGACATTTATCATTCTAGAAGAACTAATTATGCTTTATGTAAATACTGGGTTAGAAATGAAAAGATTTCTGATGCTCAGTTAAATGAATACGTATTAAAAACTAAACCGCAAGGTGAGTTTTATGCTAAAGAAGTGAATCCGAATTACAATCAGGAAAATCCGCAAGCAAATGCTATGATGTTCCAGAAAAATGTAATTGCTTTAGAAACTGATGATGATATTAATGATATCAGAGTTGGTAATGTGGTTATGTATAACGGAAAATTATGGCACGTTGAAGGTGTTCAAAGTAAGTTACACAGAAAAGAAAGCGAATTCGATATAGAGGAGCATTACAAAACAGTATTAAATATCAGGAGATAAAACACAATGAATGACGCGGAAAAATTATATGCCTTAACATTTTATAATCTCCATTGTCAATCACCTGTGTTATCCGGTAATATGCTTAGTTTTATCCAAACTTCCAAAGCATACGGAACTGAATTCGTTATTGAAATAGATGCACCATTCTATGATGCTAAAGAATGGGAGAAAAATAAAACTGTTGTTCATACAGGTAAAACTATTGATGGTAAAACCGCTTATGCTCAATGGGTCAATGACATCGGTGCATTCGGAACTAGAAATAAATCAATGCATTGGGTCAATAGAGTTTGCGTTCAAGCAGCAGTTACATTAGCATCAGAAATAGGAGCAGAAGTAATAAATGAACTGGAATTATGAAACTAAATTAAAAGAATACATTGCTCAGGCCGTTAGAGATGTTGGTGATGTCGCTAAAGACCTTGTTTTCGAGGTGGCTGAAGAGCAAGCATTCGTTAAAATGGAAGAATTAAAACCAGGAACCATTTATGTTGTGATTAAATATTTATCTACAACTAATACGTTAGATGCTATTACACAACCTATTCAAATATTAATTAGTTGCGAGCAAAACAGCATACAAGCGTCACAAATTGTCTTTAGTAAATTAGTTGCATCTCACAATTTTGAAGAAATCATAGAAGATGGAACTTATGTTAAGCAAGATTACAGAGAACCAGTTGTTTTAAGTAATTTTAATCAAGTTTCTTATGGATATAGGACATTAATGTATATTAGTGCTACTTTATTCGTAATGGAAGATATCATTGATATCGGAAACTTATCAGTTCAAATAGGTGAAGCTGATGCTGAAAATGTGAAACCTATTAATTTCAATATGGCATATTCTATGACACCTAATACACAACCCGTTCCACCTGATAGATTAGCAACTAGTGTTAAAAGTTTATCTACATTTTCACTAACATTTAGTGTTCCATTATCAAATAAATATAATTTTATTACAACATTAGCGCAAATTATGAATGGAACAGTATCTGGTAACACAGATTTGAAAATGTCATTTAACTTAGGTAGTGTTCCATTTACAAATATTCCGATGAAAGTTGTTAGTATACAAGTTGTTACTGCTATTAATGCGATACCAAGTATACAGATAGGATTGATTAAATAGTATGAGTGATGGAAAGATTTATATTACAATAAGTGATACTCGTTATGGTTCCGGCGGTGGAGTTAGTTCAGATACACCAGGAGCCACAGAAAATGATGATAAAGAAAGTGTATTATCAAAATATGCTCGTCATAGATTTTTCAATATGATTGAGAGTAACGCTAAACAATTTGTTAATTATAGTGTTAATAATATAGGTAACTTTACCGGTAATTATCAAGCACAAAGAGATGCACAAGCAACCTTATCTGCTGCTAATTTTTTAATTAATTTAGGAACTTCAATGTATGCTGGTGCTAAGATGACAAAAAGCTGGGTTGGTGCAGTAGTGGCTGGTGCTATTACTATTGCTCAAACAGGTATTAATTTTGGTTATCAAATGTATTCAGATATTTTAGAAAACAAAAGAACAAATCGTAATATTGATATAATGAGAACAAGATTAGGTCTCGAAGGACTTACAGATGGAAGTAGAACTGGAGGTTATTAAGTATGCAATTGATATTAAAGAAAAAGAATGTTAATACAATTGATAGAACTTTTGATATTTCTGAAGGTTCAACTTATACTGAAAATTACAACGAAACCTTAGATAGTGCTGTTATTCGTTTATCACATATTACTTCTCATATTGATATTGAACCATTTGATAAAGTTGTTTTACACGACGAAAATGGTAATTTACCTGATAAATATATGTGTGTAGACTCTTATACAGAAACTATGGAGTGTTTAGACCCATATATTTATTCTTATGAAATTAGTTTATTTAGCGAAACAAAAGAATTAGAGAATGTTTTATTACCTAATTTAAGTATTACACAAAATAAAGAAGAACCAAGAATAGTTTTATACTACATAAATAGATATTTAGCTTTGTATAGTCCTAAAATTAGAAGAAACAACAATAGAGTAAATAAGTATAGAGTTTCTAGTAGAGTTATCAACAAATTCAATAAAGATTGCCCTGAAATGCAATGGAACTGTCCTACTTTAAGAGAAGTTCTTAATGATTTAATGATGGTTCAAGATTGTATTGTGGTTTTAAGAAATAATGTTATTGATTATATTGATTTAACTGAAAAGAAAAATGCTATTGATACAAGCAAAGTTAATTATATTCAAAATTCACAATCATCAGAAGATTATGTTAGTGAATTAAAAATGGATATGCTTAATGTTATGCAAACATCATTAGATGGTGTAAAGCAAACAGTCAATAGAACAGAATTTCAGACATTTAGAGCTCCTGATAATGGTTCGTTAGTAAATGATGAAAATATGATATTAAAAACTGAATATCCTATTTTGAATATAAAACATTTGTATATGATATTTCAATATACAGTATCTACTTCAGCTCAAAAGTTATCTGAAAATAGTGGAACTGTAATGTATAAAGTTGATTTGTGTGATGTTTTGAGTTCAGTTTATGGCCATAGAAAATTAGTTTATGAATATACTGAATATCAAACACTTCCTTTGCATAGAACAACATTATATACTTTTGAAAAAATATATCAAAATATATGCGTGTATTTTGTTAGAGAATCTAATATAATTACAGGTTTTAATGTTACTTCTAAAAGAGCTTGGTTACCATCTTCTTCAGAAAGCACATTATATATGTTAAAAGATATTATTGCTAAAGAATGTTATTCAGCTAATGGTAAATTGTGGGGATATCCAACTACACCAAACGGAAGTCCATATTTTTCCACATTCTTTATTATTGAATATGAAACAACCGCTGATGCAGTTTTCAAAGCCGGTAAAGATATAGCACCAACACACGAAAGAGTCGTTACTGATAATCAAACTAATGCTTATGTTGATGCTTATAACCAAGGTTTTATGGAATATCAAAAAGTTAATCGTTTAGGTAACAAACAATTATATATTAATGCTCGTTATCAAGATGACTTTGAAGATATAATTAAAATTGGTGATTATTACGAAGACAATATTATTTATCAAACAACCTATCAAATCTATAAAAATCATATAGAAGTAAATGCGGTTGCTACTAAGAATTACATTTTAAGAGATTATTTTACTGGTGTTAAAGCACGTATTCGTTCTTGGAAGATTGCTGATGCAACACAATCATTTACAAGACACGATTTAGAAAAATACTATTTAGAGTTTAGTAAATCTGAAAAATTAGAATATACAACTTATAATGAAAATATTCCACAATATTTCTTAAGTCCATTAGTTCCAGGTTATATTAAACCACTTAAATATTGTTTTATAAAAACTAGTGGAGAATATTATATTCCTAATAACTATTATTCTATTGAATTGTTAGGTAGAATTGTAGGTAATTCAGTGATTTTTACTTGTGGATTAAATGATAATTTCAGTGCTGGTAAAAGAGTTCTTTCAGATTTGAATGTTTTAGGAAATAACTGTGCAACTAGTAATTTTACAAGTAGTGCTGAAGATGTTTTTAGATTAATTAATATTTTACCTCAGTATGGTGGAATTCCATTAGAAGAACTCAGATATGTTGATAAAAATGGTGAAATAACAGACATTGAATATATTTTCACAAATGAAATTAATGATATTGATTTACCAGAAGATATTATTGGTTTTGGAGCTGGCGGACAATCTCAAAAAGAATGGATGAATAAAGTTTGTATGCTACCAGTAATTGATGTTCAGAGATTCGAAGATAATATTGTATACAGTAACACCAAAACCATTTACAAAGATAATCGTGAAATGCCTAAGATATCTACGCAATTTGAATTGTGTTCAGACTCTCACGATATTATATTTACTCGTAAATTCTTAGAATTACAAGAATGCATTAGAGAACTAACAACTTCCGAATCGCAAGTTAGACAAGAAACATTATCTTATACTTGTTTAGTATCTGATTTCCAACAAAGAGGTGGACCAGTAACTACCGATGTTACAGTTGAACCACCTTATCAAGGTATTATTTTAGGTGATGATACAAGAGTGTATTCTGGTAATTATGAATTCTTAATTCCTTCGTTATATGGTAAAACGATGGATAGTTTAAGTATCGAAAATACTATATCAGAAATAAATAATACAGTTAATTTCGATGGTAATTATAGTTATGTTCATCCAGTTACAGGACAAACCGAATATGCTGGTAGATTTTATGGAACTATTTATACATATAATGAAAACCAGCCGCAATCAGCAAACATCACATATGCAACCACTGATTCACCTACAGCATATTGGTTCTATGGAAAATCAGTTAATTTAGGACTTAAAGGTCAAAGAGTTACAAATATTCAAGTATCTGGTTGGACAGCAACTGGTAGTGATTTATTAGAAGTTACATTCAATCAATCAACTGGTTATTTATATATTCATATAAAAACATTTACACAACCTGTATCTGATATTAATTTAACTATTACTTATGATTTAGTACTACAAGATGGTGCTTATGTAGCAAATATTGTTAAAGTATATCAAGATGACAAAGATAATTTTAATTGGAGAAATCCAGAATTAGGTGATGCTACAGTTGTAACAGGTGCAAGTTTATCATTCGTTCATAGTAACAAGAGTTCTAAAATTACAATTAATGGTGTGAATAATCATACTGAACACGTTTATTATATAACTGATAATAGCGATAATATTTTACTTGCCATTAAAGGTGCTAATACATTCTATCTTAATTGCTTGTTATCTAGAGATTATAACATTTATGATAATAGTGGCAATGTAGTAGGTTCAATTTAATTATTTATTTCTAAGAAATTAAATTATATAATTATTATGAGGTATAGAATATGATTAAAAAAACTTTAGTTGAAGTCCATTACAGCAAACTAAGTGAAGACTCAGTTATCGTTTTTCAAAATGGTAAATGGGTTGCAATTAGTAAAACTGCTTTTTTAGATAACGTTCATAAAGACTTAGATAATTTAGAAAATAAAATAATGAAACAGTTCGAACACTATAAAGAGTTTGAAGACAATATTACTCACAGAATTGATGATGTTGAAGATAAAGTAAAAGTTGTTTTAGGAGAAGATGAAAATGAAGAAGAGCAAGAAAGTATTGATTAGTATTGCTGTTATTTTAGTGATTTTATTAGTAGCAGCATATTTTGTTTTATTGAATTTATATCCTGAACAAACAAAGAATTGGACTATGACCGCGTGGGAATGGCTAAACAAACCATTACCAGTAGTTGGTGTTTCCACATTATTTATCTTAATTTTCTTATGGAAAATATTTGCTAATTCTTCGTTTGGTAAGAAAAAAATTAACGAATTAAAAGAATTATTAAGAAATACACAAACAGAATTAGAAGATAAAAATAAAATTGCTAATGATAGAATTAATAATTTACTTATTGAAAATGATGATTTAAAGAATAAACTAGAAGAAACAACTAATATTATTAAAGAAATATGCAAAACTTCTCCAAATAAGAAAATACAAGCAATAGGAGCTAAATACTATGGCGAAAGAAAAGAAACCATTAACAACGAAACAACAACAGACTAAACATCGCGCTTTACAATATACAGCAGTTGGTGGAATGTTTGCTTCTATTTTAACACCATTTATTGTTTTAGGTGCAATTAATTTTGAAGATTGGTTCAAAACTGATGGTGGTTGGAAAATCGGTTTAGGTGCTACTTTAGGTATGGCAGTAGTTGGTATTGCCGTATTTTTAGTAACTAAGAAGAAAGAAAAAGAAAGTAAAGTAACAGATGGATGGATTACATTTATTGTTTGTTGGTTTGCCATTGCATTTATTGCTAAGTTATTTGAAAGTATTTATTCACAAATATTTGAAATTATGATGTGGACAGGTTTAGGATTATGCGGAGCATTTGGTTTAGATTTAGTTAGTAAAGACCAAAAGAGAAAAGCAGATACTATTAAAGAAGTTAGAAATGAAACTGAAAAAGATAGTTTCAAAGAACGTATTAAAAAAGAATATGAAAAGGAACAACAACCAACGGAGTAATTTATGGATTTATTTAAGAAACGTAAAATACAAAAATGGTTTAGAGCCAGATGGAAATGGATACTTAGCGGTAGTGCATTTTTAATTACTGGATTAATTGTTATGTTAGTAGGTATGCACATTACAGGATGGAACTTTATCAAGTGGTTACAATCTAGTTATGCTATTGGAGCATTTGTTTGTGTCATTGGTGGAGCCTTCTTATTCACAATTGGCTGCTTAATTAGAAAAAATGTAGAACTAATGGAGTAGAATTATGTTTGATAAAGTAAAAAGAATTAATTTTAAGAAATTCAGTAGAGCATTCGCTATTTTATGGATGATTGTTTTAATTGTGGTTATGACAATCACAAACGTTGGTATCGATAAGCATTTTGACTGGATTAAATGGTTAGGTTCAGCAATGATTTTATTCGGTATTGCCGTATTTGGTTTATTTATTGGCGAATCGATGGGCAGTGATATGCAGAAAGATAGAACTACTGGTTTATATCAGAAAAATCTTACTGAATATACTAAGTTTAGAGAATTAGTTGATGACATTATTATATATTTTCCTGTTTTCTATGACTGGTTTGTTCCACAAAGATTAGAAAGTAAACAAGTTAATTATTTAATTATGAACGATATAAATCCATTAAAAGCAAAAAATATCGTTAAATATTGTTCAGATGCTGATTTATGGAACTTAAAAAATGGTGCAATTAAGAAAAATGATATTTATATTGATAAATTAAGTGAACACGAAATTGAACCTGTTGAAGATGTATTAAAAGGTAGAATTAAACTAGAATTATCTGGTTGTTCATATTATTTACAAGCATTTGCAGAAAGTAATCAAAAAGACGTTATTGAACAAGGTGAAGCATATAAAAAAGCAAGAAAATATGTTAGAACTTCAAATAGAGCAATTCGTTTAATTAGTGGAGCAGTCGTTTCATTAGCATTAGGTATCTTGACAGTTAACGAATTTATGAAAGGTAATGATGGACAAGCGTGGATGAACTTAGTTACTCGTATTAGTAATTTATTTACTGCTTTATTGAGCGGTTGGTTATCAGGTGCCACAGATGTAAAATTAGAAGCAAATTCAATTGCAAATAAAACTGATGTATTAAAATTATTTAAGTCAGCATATGAAAAGAATTTATTTGAAAAATATAATGAAGATGAGAAAGCAAAAAAACACTATGAAGAACAAGAAAAAAGAAAAGCGGAAGCAATAAATAGTGTTGTTGATAATAAATTGATTGAAATGAAGGAGGAATAATTTATGTATCTTTATTTTAATAATCAAGGTGTATTAAAAGAAATCGTAAATGATGATGCTATTAGACAAGGCAATAGCAATATTAATAAAATACGATTTTTCATTGAAGGTGCTGAACCACAAATTGTAAATAATGTATATAAAGCAATTACGTTTATCACTGGTGTTAGAACTTTCATTGATGTTAATGGTAATCAATTAACAACTGAGTCAATTAGCCTAAGCACTGAAGAATTACAAATACCATACGATAAAAAGAGAGAATTAAAATTCTTTCAGTATTTCACAAAATACGAAATGTTTAGTATTACAGTTCCAGATGACATTCTAAATGAAAGTGGAACAGTTGGTTGTAGAGTTCAGATGGTTAGTGCTGAAGGCATTATAACATTAGGTTTGATAGTATTTAATGTAGAAATTACAACAGGTGGACAAGCAATCATAGAACCTGATACAGCAATTAATATTGCTCAATGGAATTATTTAATTAGCAATATGCTAACACCTGAGAAATACGTTGTTAAATATAATGCTGATGCTACTCAATGGGATATAGTTCCAACTGAAGGAAGCACAAAACCAGTAACCAGTGGTGGTATTGCAATTGCTATTGCTAACGCATTATCAGCAGTTTATAAACCGATGGGTAATGCGACAATCAATGAATTGAATACTATGGAAAAATCAGAGGCTATGAACGGTTATGTTTATAACCTAAATGATAGTGGTGTTTTAACTGATTTTGAAGGTCAAACAATTTCAGTTAATGAAGGTGATAATGTCGTATTTATCTGGGACGAAGGTGATTGGTATTGGGATAAATTGAGTGGTATTTTCGATACAAGTAATTTAGTCACAACTAATACAGCACAAACAATTACTGGTGCAAAGACTTTTACTGTAGATACTAATTTAGGCGATAGTTCGCAAAGTGAAAGTCCAAAGCTTGGTTTTATCTCTGCTGACGCCACTAATCAAGGCAACTGGTATGCATACGTTTCCCAAAATCAACAAATATTTAATATTCATCAATTAAATAGTGGACAGTTTATTGGTTTTAGATTTACAAGGTCAAATCTTACACCTACTCATAATAACTATATAAGTTTAGGAGCAAGTTCTTATCGATATAAAGACTTATATTTAAGTGGAATTTTCCATTTAGGAACCTGGGAAATATCTGAAGATAGTTATAATAGAATTTATCTAAAAATAGGAGGTCAGACAAACTACTATATTGGTTCAACCTCTTGCTACTTGCCACATTTGTATCCAAATGCAAACAATGTAAGAGATTTAGGTCAATCATCTTATTATTGGAAAGATTTATACCTAAGTGGTGCTATTAAATATACAGATAACTTAAGATTAGAAAAAGATAGTTATGATAGAATAGCATTTTATGATAAAGATAATACTTTAAGATTTGTATTTGGAAGTTCTGTTCAATGTAGAGCAAACTTTGCACCTTACTCAAACAATTCCTACGATTTAGGTGGTTCGTCCAGCGCGTGGAAAGATTTACATATTGCTGGTGCTATTAAGGGTGCGGCAACTATGACACAAGCACAATATGATGCTTTAGTTTCAGGCGGAACAGTAGAAGCCGATACATTCTACTTTATTGAGGAAGAATAATATGCCAATCAAAAAAGGAAATACAAACATAGGTGCTATTTATAAAGGCACTACACAAATAGCAAGAGTTTATAAAGGAACTAAGTTATTATTTGAGAATGCGAAGTGGTTAGACTATTTGTTTGAGCATATTTACCATAGTTTAATTCCTACACAGATAAATGGATCAAAAGTCCAAGACAAAGGTAGATTAACTAAAATAGAAGGTAATGGTGTAATTGAAAATCAGTTGGTGCAAGAACTAAACTCTACTAATAATAGCATTGGCTTTTGGTATGGTGTGCATCACACAGTTTCATATAGTAATAATGTTGCTACTTTAACAACAACTGGCTCTAATAGTGGTATTGACTTTGGAACTAATGCAACTATATCTTTTGTTCAAGGGCATAAATACTTGGCTATTTTTAATATAAAATCATCAGTCGCAGGAAGAAAAGTTAGACCACAACTTTCAGCAAACCAAAGCGGAGAAGATGTAACATTAGGAACAAACAACTTTATTGCTCAAATAGTTAATTATTCAGTTGCAAGTAGCACTTCTCGTTTTGCGATACTTATTTTTAATAGTGAAACAAACGATACATTTGAAGTAAGCGATTTTATGCTTTTAGACCTTACTTTAATGTTCGGCACTGGTAATGAACCAACTTCTTTAACCGATAATCGTATTCAAGCCATATTAAATCGTGGTTATATTCCATACAATACTGGCTCATATAAAAATAGTAAAGTTGGAGAAATTGAGTGCGAACCATATAATGTGTTTGATGGAACAATAGATAAATATGGTTTTTACTTACTTCAAGGTGGTGGCGAAACAACCGACACAGACTGTGATATAACTGATTTTATAGAAATTATTGGTGGAAAAGCCTATACATTTGAAGGAGTGAACCCAAGACATTGGAGTAACCCATCAGTTTGTTATTACGATAAAAATAAAAATTATTTAACTGGACAAAAATACAACGGTAACGAAACAACAACTTTTGCAAGTCCAAACAATGCACATTATGTAAGATTTACAGTTGATAAAACAAGCACTCAACCTTGTTTCCACCTAACCGGCACTCGCACTGGTTATGCGCCTTATCAAGCACCTACGAAAATTACCTTAAATGGTTTATTAGAACTCAATGGTGCGATTAACTCACACGATACATTTGAAATCACAAATACTGATTATGTATTTACAAGAAACGCTATTTTATTAGTTTTAGGTAATGCAACTTGGGAAACAAACTCAACACAAGGGTTTTATACATTAGATTACACATCTATCGTTAAAGCAAATACTCAAAATTATTTAATAAACACATCAAAGTATCACAAAGGAACTGGACAATGGACCGACCAAAACTCAATGTGGGTAGGTTCAAGTTCTGCGATAGGTATTGCTGACCAAGATTTTAGTAGTGGAACTGATTTTAAGAATTATCTAACCACAAACAATATAAAAATGGTATGCGAACTCGCCACACCACAAATTACTACAATACCAAAGAAACATTTAGGTTGTGTAGATTTGGGAAGTTTGAATTGGAACCGCTCAACTTGGGAGGGTGTCAATTTCTTTTATGCCGTTTTAAGTAATTCGAGCGGACAAAGTAATATGTATTGTAGCCCATACCCAATTTCAAATAATAAATATGTTGGTGGTATGACCGACAAATCAACTTTCATTACGGATAGATTATATGTTAGAGATGATAGTATTACTTCCGCAGCCGATTTCAAAACTGCTATGTCTGGTCAATACTTATTCTATGAAACTGATGCCGAAGTAAGCGATTTAGATAATGTCGCACAAATAAATGCTGGTGATTCTATATCTGCTAATGAATTCTCTGCAAACTTTGAACAAGTAATTGCTAATGGAGATTTCGCTGATACTTCCGCTTGGTCATTCTCATTTGGCGATAGTGAAAATACTTTCACAGTTAATAATAATGTCGCATCAATTAAAATGTATTCTTATGGCGACAAAACGATTTTTAGACAACAATATACTCCAGTTAGTGGTCATAAATACTTATTAGTCGCTGATTATAGGGTTACAACACTTACACAAGGTTTTAGTTGGGTGTTAGGATCAAATAGTGTTGATTTTCTATTCGCAACAACAAGTTGGCAAACATTAGTTAATATCGGCACAAGAACTGATGCAAACCCAAGATTTGGTATAAGTTTGAGTGTATCAAGGTCTATTGAATTCCGTTTAAGAAATGTGAAATACATAGATTTAACTGAAACATTTGGCGCAGGAAATGAACCTACAAGCGAAAACGATTATCGTGTGCAATACATACTTAATGGTGGTAGTTTAGATGCAGTCGCAGAAACAGAAGTTTTACCAAATGTAGAAATGAGTATTAAATGTAGATAATTAAAAAGACCAGTCCTTAGAGGCTGGTTTTAATTTAGTTCTGATAACATTTTTAATAAGAATATACAAACTATAATTGTAATAATTAATGGTATTACTATTTTAACTATAGTCATAATAATTCTTCCTTAGTTAATGCCCATTTCTTTTTATAGTCTGTCCAATTTAGTGTTAATCGTGGTTCATATCGTAATTTTTTATCGTTAAACTTACCAACTGTAAATTCTCCATAAGGAAACATAGTAATACTTATAAGTTCCAGTTTTCTAATCACACAACCTGTTTTTACATAAACATATTTTTGTTTATATACCTTTTCTTCAAGTTCTTTATTATCAGTACCAGCATTTAATACCGTTTTTGCGAAATCATCTTTATTCATTATTCTTCTCCTTCCACATAACAATAGTTTTGCGGGGCTTTGAAAAGTGGTTTATCCCAACTCTCGTGGTAATAGAAATCGCCATTATGAAATGGAACTTTATATCTATTGAAACCACCTGTGAACTCAATTAACTCTCTTGGCTTATCAAAGATTTCTAATTTAGAGATATGAATGGCATAACCGTCTTGTTTGCCTTTTAGATATTTGTCCATTTCCTCAAAAGATAAACAGGATTTTTCGTATAATATATTGGGGTTCAAGGTTTCGGTTTTATAATCTTCTTCTCCCCATCTAAATTCGTCATAAATGTTTTCAATGTATTCCACTTTATCGCACCAAAATCTTGCGACTACTTTGCCTTTACCTTCATAACCACTACTTAAATATGGGAAATCTCTTATATCAAAGTCTTTACCACAGATATATCTATCTCTATCAATTCGTTTGATGCAACACAAACTATCTTCTTTTGTGCAGTAGATATAAACCCAGCCGACATAATCTTTTGGGAATTTCTTACGGACTTCAATAGTCTTTTCGCCATTTAAGATTTTAGCAACCCACTCTGGCTTAATGCTTAATAAAATTGATTTCATAGTTCTTCTCCTTATCTATTTCTTGTTAATAATGCACCTAATATAAAACCGACTACGAAACCTAACAATGTTCCTAAACTAGCAATTATCATTGATGCATTCATAACAATTCAAGTTCTCCTTTATCGTTCATTTTTGCGACATAGATTAAACCTTTATCAGTCCAAATAGCACCGTAAATTACCACTGGAATACCTTCCGCTACATAATGTATTTCTCCTTTGTGTGTAACAAATGGCATACCGTTAATAAAATACACAAACTCATCACACAACTTTTCAATTGTGTCGGCTTGTTTAATGATGTCTTTCTTATCAAAGCAAAAACCAAAATCATATTCGTCTTTTTTGCCAACAATTCCTTCACAAGGGAAGCCAAACTTGCCACCATTTAACCATATTCCATCTTTCGTTCTAATGTATTTCATACAACTATCTCCTATCTTTTTCATAAAACTTTTTTCCTAAATTACAGAAATCATTTTTAGATAATTCTTTTATTTTATTTGTTAAATCTTTATCTGCAAACTCGTGTGTCCAAACTGGTCTGCATAATAATTCTTCTGCATATTTATGAAAATCATTAAAACTTCCGCATAATATACCTGTATAAGCACTAACTATGGCGCATTCCCTTCTTGTCATAATAGTTCCAACTCTCCATTCTTACCAATAGCGTAATAATTATATTTTTCTTCTTTAAACTTGCCTTTAACATTTTTACAACAAATAAATCTTGCTGTATTAAACTCTTTATCGTATCCATAATATTGTTCATCTTTAATTATTTCGTATTCAACAATTTCCCAACCTCTATCATTTAATATTTTCGCCATAGTGTTAAAGTCAGGTATTAAAAATCTATCTGTATAAGTTTCCCAACTATAATTACGAGAACTCCAATCTGGATGAAACCAAAATTCTCTTGTAATTTTCATAATAGTTTCATTTCTCCTTTAACCATTCCACAAATAATTGTAATAATACTATTTTTTCATTCTTAATTTTTACTTCTTCTTTGCCTAAACTATAACCAATAAAAAAGACAATAGGCATAAATAAGAAAAGCAAACTAATACTTCTTCTAATAATGTCAAATGTCATACAACTATTTTCTCCTTCCAACCTTCATCAGTATATCTGTAATGTTTGATGCTTTTAACTTTTCTTTTTCCTAATTTACAAGCCAACATACTTTCTTCTTGCCAAACTTGTTCATAGCCGCCATCAGCATAGTAAATATCGTAATAATTAGTCGCCATTGTATCTACCTTCCAAATATGGTTCTGAATAACACTCATTCATAGCATTATCATATTCTTCTTTGTATTTCAAAGAGCATTTATGAGTAAGTTCGTGAATAACATTATCTGCTGCTTTCTTTAATGCATCTGAGTCATCAGCATACCAACCGCAAATAAATTCACTGTCATTTTCACGATTTAAGACTTTAGCATCAAACCAACAATTACCACCAAAGAAACGATAACTATATTTGATACAGAATTGACCATCAACCATATAGTTAGATTGAATAGTGCTTTCAGGTTTTATCCAACCTTTAGCAACCAATTCTTTAACTTCTGGATTACTAAATACGATACCATCGATAACCTTTCTGCATTCTTCTGTTTTCATTTTTTCTTACCTCCGATTCTTTGTAAGTTTATCATTCTGTGAACTTTATCTCTAGTCTTTTCGTTTTCAACTGACCATTCCTTGTATGCTTTACAATTTCCGTGACAAGTCGCTGAACGATTATTACATTCTCTACAAGGACAAGATATCATCTGTTTCGTCCTCCAACTGACCAATTAAATCCTCGTTACCTTCCTCATCAATCAATGAAACATATTCATCGATAACAATGTAAGTATGATGTTTTTCTAGTTGTTCTGTTAAGGTATCTATCCAGTTACCATTTACTTTAATATAACGTTTCATAATTTAATTATATATCCTTTCTCAGTAAGTTTTATCATCATCTATATCTAATATGAATTCTACGGTGCATAAACGGCCGTTAAATCTGATATAATGAGTTTGTTTTGTGAATAATAAGTGCAAGATTTGCGCTGCGCTATCATAACTGATTTTCATTAACTGACTAAATTCACGAATATTTTCGCATAAACCTAGCAAGGTTTCACCATCTGATTCAGGTGCATATACACCAATTAAGTATTTCTTACGGTATAACATAAGTTTTCTCCAATTCTCTCAGGTTTTCTGAGTTACTATATCCAATAACCATTGACGCTTTTATACCAAGGGCTATTTGGGTCTTTTTTAACTACCTTAGTTTTTACTATCTGACTTGCGTACTTAGGTTTCTTACAAGTATCTGTGATACATTGTTCAGCATCTTCTTTCGTAGGCCAAGGTTTTAAGTGTATCTCACCATTAGCAAGATAAAATACTGCGTAGTAAATCATTTCGAATACATCTCCTCTTCTGTACCATCTGGATAATATGTGTTTTCGCGAATCCATCCGTTATCCTGTAATGTACGAACAGATGCGGATTCTTTATCGATAGTAACAATAACTTTTTCACCACTGCTATTGATACCAACTAATCCTTCGCAAAAACCGTGTTCCTTAAATAATGTTTCGTAAGTTGTCATAATTATCTGACCTCCACTTCATATACGTGTGCGTGCAAACCTCTATTTTCTAATTTGTTTGCGTATTTTTGAGCGTCTTCTTTTGAATCGAAAACTGCTTTCTTCATTCTTTCGTTTTCCCAGAATAATAACGCGTATTTCTTCATATTAGTCAATCTCCTCTAAACTATTTTGTGCGTATTCACTATTATCGATAACTTCTTGTACACTGTTATAAGCGTCTTCGAGTGAACTGGCTGCGCTATCGAGCCATTCTTGACGTTCTTCTTGTTCTTCTGTGAGGTCATAACTACCTTCATAAGGTTCGATGTTTGATGATTCGTCTTCGATTTCATCTTTGAGTTCTTCGATTTCGCTTTGAATATCAGATGCTAAATCTAATAATTCTTGTAATCTGTCGTAAAGTTTGTTCTTTCTACTTCTGATTTGTGTTTTTGTAATGTTTGCCATAAGTCCTATTTCCTCCCTGGACAACTATATTATAATTGGTATTTAATAAAAATAAAATAGTTTTTTAATATTTTTTTAATAAATATGGTTACATATATACGCGCACGCGTTCATTTTAATATAAATATAATAATTCGTTAAGGGTTCTAAGGGTTTTCAGCATTTTTAGAAACTTTTTACATATATATGTCATACGATTTATATAAAAATTCAAAAACCATTGATTATACTATACTACGATAGTATAAAACCCTTAAGAAACCATTAAAAACTATTAAAAACCCTTAACAATACGCGCGTGTACGTAATATCCTTTTAATAAAAATTAATATTTAGATAAAACTTAATTATACCTATTATATAATAATGGTGTGAAAGGAAAAGAATATGTTAGAAAACTATTTAAGAAAATACAGAATCAATAACAATCTAACACAAGAACAAATGGCTAAGAAATTAAGCACTAGCCAAACTTACTATTGTCAATTAGAAACAGGAAGAAAGAAACCTGGTTTTACAATGGTCAATAGAATAGCCAAGTTACTTAATTTAGAACCAGCATTCGTTAGGTCTTTATTATGAAAATCACGAATAAATTAAACTTACCTGAACCATTTATGGTCTATGCAACCAAAGATTCACACGAACCTAAAGAACATAGATATTCAGTTACAGAATTATTGCTACCTACACGCGAAATATTATTAAATAGAAAATATTATAATGATATTGAACAAGATGTTAGTGAAATAATTCCAGCATTATTCGGAACAGCAGTTCATACGATTTTAGAAAGCAATACACCATTATTAAGTCATTTGAATACTGAAATGAAGATTGAAATGCAATTTGGTGAAGATACAGTTGCTGGAAGAATTGACTTGTTTGACTCTAAAGAACTTGAGATTACAGATTACAAGACTTGTTCAACAAGTAAAGTAATGAAGGAAGATTTCGAAGATTTCAGATTTCAAGGACTTGCTTATGCTTACGCAATATTTAAGAAGTACGGACTTATCACAAAAAGAGTCAAGTTTCCGTGTTTGATGAAAGACTGGAGTAAGATGAAAGCGTCGATGTCCAGCAATTATCCGCAATCACCAGTTTATATCTGGAAATATGAGTTACAAGATAGCGATTATGATTATATCGAAGGTTTGATTAAAGCTAAGTTGATTGAAATTAATACTGCTATCGAATCAGGTATTTTATCAGAATGTTCTGATGAAGAAAAATGGTATACTGGAACTAAATATGCAGTTTACAAAAATGTTGGTGATAAAAAAGCCGCTTATGTAGCAGATACAGAAGAAGATGCTCATAATTATATCACTAATAAATGTAATGGAGCAGGTGAGATAGAAGTCCGAAAAGGTGAATATCTAAAATGTAAATTATATTGTAGTTGCTATAAATTCTGTGAGAAAGGAGGCAGATAATATGGAACTTAAAAGAGTATTTATTGATAATCCTGTGAATCTAGAATCACTTCAGTATCCTACTTCTGTTGAACAGTATCTATTAAAAAGAATTACTGAATTAGAAGAAGAAAATGAGATATTGAAAAAATCAGAATTTAATAGAAGAGTGAATAATATTTCTTGTGAAGAAGTCTTAAACGCAGCAAATAAGAAAATTGCGGATAAAGATTCAGAAATTCTTAGATTAAATAAAGAATGTGATAAATATCGCGCTATTATTAAAGTAAAACAAGAATTTCTTAATAGTATTACACCAACCAAGGTTTTTCATAACAAAGAAAGAGGTAATACAACAGTTAAATTCTTCGATGGCTCTTCTATCACAGTTAAGAAAATGAAAGGCGATAAAGATTGCTTAGAAACAGCAATTGTGTGGGCAATATTTAAGAAAATGTATCCAAGTGGATTAATAAGACATCTCGTTAAGAACACAATAGAAACAGGAGGTAAATAATGGAAAAAGAACCATTAGAAAAAGTTGTTTCTGAAATTATTCAGAATGTCGATGTGGAAAAACTCGACAAAAGAATTGACACATATACAGATTTCAAAAGTAAATATGTTGTCTTAAAACCAACAGTTAAAGTTAGCGTCGAGTTAACTAGCGGTAAAAAATTCACAATCGACGTTACAGATTATTTTGAAGGAGTAATTAAATAATGAAGTGGGTTGAGAAAAATCACTGCTGCACTAAAAATGTATTTGATTCAGAACTTATTGTTACTAAAAGTTCAACTGGAACAAAGAATCATACGATGAAAGTTGTTTTCAGATTTATGAAAAATAGTTTCTGGAAAATATGTCGTGAACAAATGTATATCTTAGTTGCTAAAGAAGGAACAAGATATTATTTCAAAGAAAGCACACCTAATAGAGGTTGGAAATTATCCGGTTATTCTGATACTTCTAAACTATTTAGAGTAGATGGAGAATTATTAACATTCGATGATAAAGACCTCGGTGAATATAACTTAGAATACGATTCAGAATTAGGTTTACACTTTATCGATACAAAAAGAAGACTTGTTAAGAATGTTGATTGGGTTGGAAGGAGATTACAATAATGGCAGTACCAGTGTTAATTATGGGCCGTAGCGGCTCAGGTAAATCAGCATCATTAAGAAACTTAAAAGAAACCACATTCGTTGTTAATCCAAATAGAAAACCGCTTCCTTTTAAGAATAATGAAAATCTTAAAGTAATGAACTGCGACGAATATCTTAAAATCAAAGCCGCATTAAAAGCAGCGTATGATAAAGGTATCAGATTAGCAGTTATTGACGATGCAGGTTATCTTATGACCGGAAAGTTTATGGCTGGTCATAGACAGGCAAAAGGTAATAGTCAATTCGATTTATACAATGAGATTGCAGATAACTTCTATTCTCTCATTAAATATATCGCTGATGAATTACCAGAAGATATGATTGTGTATGTTACAATGCACGAAGAGAAAAACGATATGGGTGAATCTAAACCTAAAACTATCGGTAAATTACTTGATGACAAAGTTTGTGTTGAAGGTATGTTTACTATCGTTTTACACGCAATGAAACTCGATGGTAAATATGTATTCGCTACAAATACAGATGGTTTAGATGTTACTAAATCACCAATCGGTATGTTCGAAGAAACATATATCGATAACGATGTTCAGTTAGTTACTGAGAGAATCAGAACTTACTATAAATAAAGAAAGGATAAAAACAAGATGAAACCAATTCAAGGCTATGATTTAGTCGCAGAAGCAGGAGATATTAAGCCTATTCCTGCTAGCATTCAAGGTGTTAGAATCACAAAAGTCGTTGATAATCCAGCAAATGAATATCTCGAAATCTATTGTGATATCGTTAAAGGTGAATACAAAGATTATTTCAAAACACTTACATCATTAGGCTTAAAAGACACTTCCAGAACATTCCGTTCTTACAAAGCGAATGCTCTTCCATTTTTCAAAGCGTTTATTACCGCAATTGAAAAAACAAATCCAGGCTATAGGTGGGACTGGGATGAACAAAAACTCGTCGGTAAAAATGTGATGGCTGTTTTCGGTGAAGAAGAATACATCGATAACGAAGGTAACTTAAAAGTAGTTACAAAGATTCAAGATTTCCGTTCTTTAGAAGCATATCAACAAGGACGTATTACAGTTCCTTCTATCAAGAGACTTAGCGAAGAAGAAAAATCGAGACAAATCGCTGCTGTTCAATCTTCTAAACCAGCAGTCGTTGATGAAGAATCTGTTAATACAGATAAATTAGAAATCCCAGATGATGAATTACCATTCTAGGTAATTGTCATATAAAACCAAGCTTAGTCTTAGGTGTGTGTGGTTCAGATGTAGACGTTCGCTCATATAAACTCCATACAATAAATGCAAGATATAAACCATCCATAAATATAGCATATCTTTTTGGCACACACCACTTAATACGGAAGAGTAGTTCAATGGGAGAACAGGCCTACCTACAAGGCAGCGTGTCGTTGGTTCGATTCCAACCTCTTCCTCCAATTATGGGTGTAGAACAATGGTTAGTTCAGCAGTCTCCAAAACTGTTAATGAGGGTTCAACTCCTTCCACCTATGCCACAATTAAATTATCAAAAGAGGTTATTAAATGAACGAAATATTATCGCTTAGAAACATTCCATCAGAATTGAAAATGAATGGCTTGTGGTGCGGTTGGAAATTAACAGACAAAGGCAAAGAGCCTTTTAATTTACTAACTGGATTACACGCTAAATCAAACGATGAAACAACATTTTCAGCATATCCTGTTTTACTTAATAATATTCACAAATACTTGAAATTCGAAAACAATAAGCAAGTTGGTGGAGTAGGATTAGGTATTTTCAGAGGTTATAGCGCTATCGACATCGACCATTGCGTCGAGGATGGTGTTATGTCTGAAATGGCTAGAGATATCATTGATTATTGTCAATCATATACTGAATATAGTCCTTCTGGAACTGGTGTTCGTATTATTTTTAAGACGCAAGTTAGAATTAACAAAGAAACTCACTATATTAAGAATTCAAATAACAACCTCGAGATTTATATTAGCGATAATACAAATAAGTTTGTGACCATTACTGGAAATAAGATTTCTGGTGATACTATTAATGAAGTAGACATCACATATATTTTAGATAAGTATATGAAGAGAGGTGTCTTTAATATTCAGAAAGTTTTGGAAAAGGACGAAAAATTGAAAGCCCTCTGGTTCAAACAAGCGCCAGGTAGTGGTGCTGATGAATCTGAATCAGATATGGCTTTATGCTGTAAGTTAGCATATTATCTAAAGAATAATGAATCTGAAATTAAAAAATACTTTGAAATGTCTCCTTATTACAACAGTAAAGATGCTACTCATAAGAAGAAATGGAATAGCGGCTATGATATGGAAACAATCAGAGGTGCTAATAACTATATCGGTATAGTTCCACAAACACCTTATAACGCTGGTAAAAAATATGATTTGAATGATACAGGCAATTCTCATAGATTCATAGATTTATTTGGTGATGAATTGAAATATAACTTTGATAACAAGATTTGGATGGTCTGGAACGGCCGTTATTGGCAGTATGATGTCGTAGAGTCTGTTAAGAATCTAGTTGAAATATTAGCGGAAAGAATGTCTTATGAAAGCAATTCAATCACTGATATGAACGAAAGAATCAGGATGATTAAAAATATCGAACATATCTATAGTAGTGCAGGTAAAGAATCATTATTGAAAGAAGCGAGACATATTGCTGGAATACCAGTATTGAATGCTGATTTTGATAGAAATCCATATTTATTGTGTACTGAATCAGGTGTAGTTGATTTGAAAACACATCAAACGTTAGAATTCGATAAAAATCAAATGATTTCAATGTCCACTGGTTGTGAAATAGATAGAGAGCACAAACCTGAATTATTCGAAAAGTTCTTAAGTGAAATATTCGTAGATGAAGAAGTTGTCCATTATGTTCATAAAGCACTCGGTTATAGTATTACAAACTTAACTAGAGAGCAATGTATGTTTATTTTACACGGTGATGGAAATAACGGTAAATCATTATTGTTAGACATCATTAGTTGTGCATTAGGTAGTTATGCGGTTACTAGTAAACCACAATTACTTACTGATAATAAGTTTAATACAACTAATTCAGAAGAAATCGCTAGATTAAATGGTAAGCGATTCTGCGCAGTTGAAGAAATCCAAGACGGTGATAAATTAGATGAACAATTAGTTAAATCACTAACATCTGGTATCGGTAAAATGGTTGCAAGATTCTTGTATGCTGGTTCTTTCGAATTTACTGTTACTTGTAAGATTTGGATGGCCACAAACTATGAACCAGTTGTTAAAGGAACTGATAAAGGTATTTGGAGAAGAATTGTTAAAATACCTGTACCTACTGATTTCACTGGTAAAGAAGATAAAGATTTAAGAGAAAAATTACTTGCTGAATTACCTCAGATAATGGGCTGGTTAATAGAAGGCTATGAAATGTATTGTTTAGAAGGTCTTATTCCACCTAAAGCAATCGTACAAGCAACTGCTGATTATCGTGAAGAAATGGATATCGTTCAACAATGGATTAACGAATATTGCGATTGCAAGTCATCATATTTCGAAAGAGCAAATGTGTTATATGATAATTTCAGAGCATTTTGTCAGAGAAGAGACCAAAAAACTAATCAAACAGTATTTGGCAGAAATCTAGGAAAGAAATTCAAAAAATACAATTCAGGTGAAGGTATTGTGTATATCGGTCTTAGATTGAAACAAGGTGCTAGTAATTTAGAAAAGAAAGTTAATTACGAACAGATAAAAGTAAGAGAGGATATCTAGTATGAAATTCTACAAGATAGCAAAATCAAACTTAAAATGGAAAGATTGTCCTCAAGTATCATATAAATGGAATCTTCCTATATTAATAGATACTGATAATAATGTAATTATCGGTAATTCTCTCAAAGATTCATTATCTGATAGTATAATTGTAGTGGTTATGGATAATTACAAGAGAGATGTCCTGTTTCAAGCATTATATGATATAGAAATTAAGATAGCAGAAGAAAACTCTGAAGATAGATTAAATCAGATATATACTAGTATGACTAATTTCTTTAGAGAAGTAAGAAAACCTATTGTTGAACAAGTTACTTTATTTGATAATGTCAGAGAAGATAGAATTATTACACCTGAAATATATTCAGAACCACCTGCTTATGATTTCGATAAACACGGAAAAGGCAAAGTATTATACAATGAAGGTTATGTACTAACAGAAGAATTCTTAGAAAAACTCGAAAAAGGTGAACCTGATATTGAAATTGATATGGAGATTATGAAAGATTTGTTATGAGTTTTGATGGCGAAAAATACTACAGAAAGAAAGTTAGCGAAACTGACGCTCAATTAGATAGAATAGAAATAGCACGAAAATCGATTAAACATCCGCGATTATACTACGTTCAGTATGATATGAATACTGGTGAAATTAGGTATATTAGAAAATCACTAGCAGGATGGTTTAGCAGTAAGAAAGTAGTAAAAATAATTCCGCTTAAAAGGAGAAAATGA